GCTCCTTGTTTATGGGCCAGACAAGAGTCAACCATGCCTCGTCTCTTCCGGGTAAATCCATCATCGAAGTGTAAGACGGACGGCAGGTAGAACCCACCATCGTCCACACAATACGGTCATCAAGCGGCCCCGCAAACACCTGTGAAAGTGCTCGCGTGAGCAACGTATGTATCCGTATATCTATCTCCTCCCGCGAAACGGGGGCCTGTAGCTTCGCAACCAATGTCTTAAGGCGCTCGGGCTCAATTTGCATCTTGCCCAAAACCTCAATCAACTGAAGCGCAAACTCCGTGTCCTCTTTGAAAACCTCAACATTCCTCTCAGCGTACTCAATATCACTCTCATTCAGCTGAGGGGACTCAGGCTTCATGTCTCTCGCTCTTGCCTTGACATTCCAGTAAAACCGTTGCTGGTCATCTGGTATGTGTGTAGCTCCTTCAAGGGACAATGGTTCCGGTGGGGGCGATGTCTCACCCTTTGCCGGTTCCTTCTCCTTCTTTTCCTTCTCCTCGGGTATCGCTTGCATATGTCCACGTCCGCGCAGACGCTCAGCATCGGCAATGGCTTCGTCGACCTCTCGACAAAAGTCATCGTCAATTTTCTTTGCGTATGCCTCAGACTGTGCCATGCGAATCCCAAACTCACGATAAACATTGTTCGTCATCATGTCAAGGTTCTGCAACCTCGCTTCTCCATCAACTCGGTCAATGTTACCGTTCTTCCAGACCGGACGCATCCGCTGGAAAACCATCGCATCTGACACAAATCCATCGCCAACCGGCAACTTCTTCGGGTCAAGGCGATATGCAAGTTGGTCGTTTGTGTCCTCCCAACCATCAACACGATACTTCTCCGCTGGATAGCAGTAGAAGATCATGTCCATCCTCCTCAGCATCGCCTCTGGTGTTGTCAATATATTCTCTCTCAATTGTGCGTCCAACTGCTTGATCGTCAAATTGGACGTCGTGAAAATGAAACGTGACCTCGCATAGGTATTACCCTTCGAAGCGAGGTCCGCCATCGTCACGTTCGCCGGAAATTCTCCAGCAAACACAAAGTACTTGTTAAACTCTCCAGGATCTCCCTTCGCGTGCAGGAACTGACCGAAGTCGTCCCCAAGCACTGCAAAATTCTCTCTGTACCCACTCATATACTCCTCGAAGGAGTTAATGATGTAGGCATGGTCATAAGATCCTGACTTCAAGTCCTGTAACTGTTCTACTGTAGCACCATTGGCCTGCATGTCTCTCAACAAAATCCGTCGGAAAACGGGTATCATCGAAAGACTCTTTCCAACTCCCGGGCTTCCTACTATGTGTACCCACAATGGTCGTGGTTTGGCCTGATTCAAGCCTATGCCGGAAACTGAAAACTCCTGTCTAATCCTGTCTATGTCCTTCACGAGGGGTCCGCACGCCATACGAATGACATTCGAAACCTTCCCAGTTGGGAACTTCGCTACAAGGCGACAATACCGTTGGTACAGCACGTCGCACTCGTTCTTAGTTACTGCACTCATACTCGCTTTCGAATGGCCATTGCAGAAGTTGATGGCGTCCTCACGCCATGCGTCAACCTCCGTTATGCTCGTTTCCAAAAGGTTAATCTGATCGACTCCTATGGCCTTCGAAATGGTATTGACCAGTCCCTCCAAAAGGGACACCGCTGTCGTGCCAAAATCGTGCATTCCTTCCACATTCTTTCCGAAGTTTCCAACAAATCCCATCACCTTCTCAAGCATCTTACCACTCGGGGCCGTCTTGGCTGTGATAGCCACAACGGCCAGGGCTCCAATGCGTGACATCGAGCTGATAAGATCCTCGGTGAATCCATGTCCCTTCCCCTGCGGGATGGGGACATTTGCTCCCTTACTCTCAATCGTCTTCATGTAATCCGAAACACCAAATCTGCGCGCAAAAGTCTTCGCACAGTGGTGCTCCTTGAAAACAGCTTCAGGGTGGCAGCATTCCCACTTCATCCATCTCATGAACTTCCAGTACATCATCCGTTCAGCATCCCGCTTCTGTTTTCCCCATGAAGGGGCAACCATAGCGGGCTGACCATCGGCTCCATTAAGGACACCGACGATCACCCACTTACCTTGTTGCGGGTTGGCAATGGTGTCCGGGTGGACTTCCATCGCCATACGAACAAAATGATGTCCGTCAATACCCCAGCGCGAGAACTGCTCGTAAAACTTCGATTTGTAGTCTGTATTCGCGTTGAAAGTGGTTGTGTATCCTGCTGTAACATCCTCTGCTCTGCCGCCCGAACTGATGGCTAAGCCACGAAGCAATTCCATCACCTCTAGGGCGGCGGGATCGCTACGTAGCATCTCCTCAATTGGGTCTGAATCTCCTCCGTGCATGTGCCCTTGTCCGGGCACAAGTTTCCTCAATTGCGCAATGAATGGTATCAGCAATTTGCTCACCAAAGAGTAGGTCTTGGCCAACACAATGGATCCTGACGCTATCGCCGCCAAAATCCATCGTGTCGTGACCTCCTGCTTCAGCTTGTGAACTGATATAATGAACACCGCAATCGCCGGTAGGGCAATCGCTGCATCCACTGCAGTCGAGAAAACCGGGCAACCAAGCTCGAACTTCATCGCTG